CATTAAGCGTTTGATGAACAATTATGACAAACAAGGTGAGAAGATCATAGACATAGAAAAAAACTATGTCAAAAAAGAAGAACTTGAAAAAAAGCATAAAGAATTAAAAAATGAACTGCAAAGTATAGTAAAAGAACAAATCACTGATGTCAAAGATGACATCAGACAGTTAAAGACTGAGTTTGGAGAAAATAACAATAAGACTTTAAAGGCTGTTGAGAGCTTGTCAAAAGAGGTCAATGAGATAAAGATTAACTATATAGATAAAAATGAATTTATAAGACAAAATGCTACATTAAGCAGTAAAATTGATAAGCTTATGGATATGATGACTGAAGAAAGAGCAAGGAGAAACAGCTAAATTTAAAGTATGTAAAAATGAGATTTAAATATAATTTAAAGAGGATTTAAGGAGATAGTAAATGAATTTTGAAGAAGATGTAAAGAAGAAAATTTTGCAAAGTGACTTTGCAAAAAATAACGGAAGAATATTAAGGACAGTCAATATACTGTCTGGGAAATATATAAATGTGGACAGCGTATGTGATGCTCTTGAGGAAGTAATGACCGTTGGAGAGTTTGATGAGTCGCTTGTATATCTGCATAAAGGTTGTTATATAGAAATAAGAAACAAATATAATCAACGAATTATAATGGATATGACTAAGGAGACATACAAAGATATAGAAGTATGTCTGACGCAGAAAGGTATAAAATTGGCTCGTGGATTTATCACTGATGAGGCGGTGGAAATATAGATGGCTAATCGTAAACATTCAAAGATTGACTCCTTCCCTACTTCATTAAAAGATGAAGTAGAGTTCATGATGCAAAGCGACTACACATATAAGGAAATAGTCGACTATATAAAAGAAAATGGACAAGATATATCTCTTGCAGCAGTGTATAGACACGCTAAAAATCTTAATACTTCACTTAAGCAACTCAAAATGGTACAGGAGAATTTTAAGGCTATAAATGAGGAGCTTAGACGATATCCTGATATGGATACCGGAGAGGGAATAATAAGACTGTTATCACATCAAATACTTGAAAAAGTGCAAAATATGGAAAGCGAAGATTTGCAAAATGTAGATACACTTAAGCTAATAAAAGAGGCAAATGCTCTTGTAAGGACTGCAGCATATAAGTCTAAAATAGATATCAGCAACAAAGACATAATGGAAGCAGGATATGAAAAGGTAAAAGCTCTTGTTTTTGAGGCTATGCAAAAAGAGGAGCCTGAACTATATGAAAAAGTATCTGCATTCCTTAACAAGAAGGTGGATATTATAAAGGACGGTGCTGTCTGATGTTTGTTCTTAAGGTAAAGGGCGGTGAAGAACTTACTGCTAAAAAGTTACTTGAAGATAAGGGATATAAGATACTTTGTCCAAGGAAGATTAAGATTGAACAAAGAGGAAGAGTTACAAGAGATGTTGAGAAAATAGTTTTTACAGGCTATATCTTTTTAGATATGTCTGTCGTATCTGCTTCAGACTACTACAACATAAAAGATACCTTTAAGGTAGTTGGTTTTTTGGATAGTAAATACAATCTACCTGTTGCTGAAGAAAAATATATTAGAGCATTAGATAATGACAATACACCAATCACAAAAATAGACATATACTTTGATAGTGATAATAAACCTGTCTTATGTGATGAAATGCAGTATGAAAACATAAAGACGAAAAACATACTTAGAATTAATAGAAGAAACAAGACTATAACATTTAAATTTAAGTTATATGATGAAGAAAGAATAGTTACTTTTAACTATAATGAAGTTACAAATCTTAATACAATATAAATTTGTGATACGCTCCAAATTTTATATTTTTAAGTGTAATATGAAATTTACTAACTGAGTTTGAAAAAATCTCAGTTAAAAACTATGCAAAAAAATTGCAAAGAATACAAATAGTTATTAATCTATTGATGAAGTATAGTGTTTAAATTTTAAAAATCAGCATTTAAATATTGCAATTACAAGACTGTAAGTAAATTTAATATTGATTATATGATAAGACATCTTAATTTTTGCTATGTGTTTTTAGATGTCTGTATATATTCTAACTATGGAAAAGGAGTAAAATGTATATATAAATTATATATTTTGCTCTTTTTCTGTAAGATTAGATATAAGATACAAAATATTATCCGTTTAAATTCCGTTTAAATGTCTTTAATTTCGTTTAAATTTTGAAAGTAGTAATTTTATATTATAAAACAACAAAAAATGATTACAGGGGCAAATAAGCCCTTATTTTTATACCGTTTATTTTTTGTTATGAACTTTTTTGATATTTAGTTTTATATTTTTGTATTTGAAATTGTATTAAAAGTATTGATTAAATGCCGATTTAAAGACTTTTTAAATGTTTTGTTAAGAGCAAAGGGGGTGGATGTATGAGCCAAAACAGCATAAAAAAACTTTTTGATGTGATAAATTCTGTTGATGATGAAACTGATCTTGATCAGATTGAAGAGATGGATAGATTAAAACAGCTTACTGAAGAATATTTGGCGTTAGATAATTCACCTGAAAGAGTAAGACTTTTAAAAGAATATAAGGCAGGTGCAAAGCTTACAGGACAAAGTGGAATAAGAAAAAAACTATCTGCTATTGATCTTGGATATTTCGGGCTTGCATACTTTCCACATTATTTCAATAGGAAGTCCCCTACTTTTCACGAAGAACTGGATAGCATATGGGAAAATGGAGTGCTAAAAAGTAATAATCCATACACTCTTAGGAATGCAAAAATAATAAATAGAAGTGATGGAGTAAAAAGATGTGTAGCTGCTCCTCGTGGACATGCTAAAAGTACAAATCTTACTTTTAAAGATGACTTACACGCTATACTGTATCAATATAAGCACTATATCATAATACTATCAGATACTTACGACCAAGCAAGTTCATTTGTAGCTGCAATAAAAGAAGAGTTGGAAGAAAATGGAGCAATCATAGAAGATTTTGGGAATCTTGTTGGCAAAGTATGGCGTGAAGATGTGATTGTAACAAGTACCAAAATAAAAGTGCAGGCAAAAGGTGCAGGGCAAAAAGTCAGAGGGCTAAAACATAAAAACTGGCGTCCTGATTTAATTGTGCTGGATGATGTAGAAAATGATGAGCTTGTAAGAACTGTTGAGCAAAGAAGAAAACTTGCGAACTGGTTTAGTAAAGCTGTGTCAAAGTGTGGTGATACTTATACAGACTTTATCTATATAGGCACTATGCTACACTATGACAGTTTACTTTCTAAAGTAATGAAAAATCCGTCATATAAGAGCATAAAATACAAGGCTGTAATGGACTTTTCGAAGTCTGAACTATGGGATAGATGGGAAGAGTTATTTACTAATCTTTCAGATGAAGATAGAGAAGAAAAAGCAGATGAATATTTTGCTGAAAATAGATATGAAATGCTAAAAGGCACAAAGGTACTATGGGAAGAAAAGCTTTCATATTATGACCTAATGAAAATGAAAGTATCTGAAGGTGAGGCGTCGTTCAATTCAGAATTACAAAACGAACCTATCAATCCTGAAGATTGCCTATTCAATGAAGAGTGGTTTGAGTATTACAATCCATTTGAAGTTGATTTTTCAAATGGATTTGAGTTTTACGGTTTTGTGGATCCGTCACTGGGCAAATCTAAAAAATCAGACTTTTCAGCAATAATAACTATTGCAAAGGAAATAAATACTGGCTATATGTATGTTGAAGGTGCAGATGTTGAGCGTAGACATCCTGACAAGATTATTCTTGATATATTGGATACAGCAAGAAGAATTGAAAAACAGTATAAAGTAAAATATACAGTGTTTGGAGCTGAAACAAATCAATTCCAATGGTTTTTGAAAGAGCAATTGGCAAAAGAAGCAGCTAAGCAAGGGATATATCTTCCAATTGAAGAAGTAAATCAAACAGCTGATAAAACTCTTAGGATACAGACATTGCAGCCGGATATAAAAAACCACTATTTAAAATTTAATAAAAATCATAAAAGGCTACTGGAGCAGTTAAAATATTTCCCTATGGCAGATCATGATGATGCTCCTGACGCTCTTGAAAGCTGTAGAACTCTTGCAACAAAAAATAAGAAGAAAATAAGGCTCCTTGATAAAAGGTTGTTTGGGTTATAAGACATGGAGGTGAGGCATGTATAAAACCGCTGAAGAGCTATCTGATAAGGTCATAATTGACTTTATCTCACTATATGAAAAAGATAATAAAGAAAAGTATACAAATCTACAAGGATACTATAAAAATGCAAATAGCATCCTAAATAGAACGACTATAGATGGAAATGATGTCAATAACAAAATAGCAAATAACTATGCCGGATATATAACCGACATGGCTACAGGATATTTTATAGGGCGTCCTGTGACATATACATCAAGTAATGATGCATTACTTGATATCATTCAGAACATATACAACTATAACGATGAACAAGATGAAAATAACGAAATAGCAAAGCAATTCAGCGTTAAAGGTAGATGTTATGAGATTGTATATTTAGATGAAAATGACTTAGACGAAAACAATATGCCAAGATTGCGATTTAATAAAATAGATGCTGACAATATGATAGCTGTGTATGACTATAATATAAGC